GCGCCCGCCGGCGGGGGGCAGTACCTTTCCGGCGGCGGGGCCGGACGGAGCGACGGCAGGCCGGGCCGCCGGTGCCGGGCCGGTGCAGGCGGTGCCCAGGGCGGGCCGAGGGCCACAGCAGGCCGCCGGAGCGGAGAAGAAAGGGGGTAGGGGGATAGATAAGGCGAGTTCTAGCCTAGCTTACGGCTATACTGCAAAGTCGATATGTCGGTCAGGTAAAGAATCTGACCCCTCCGGCAGCGGGCCGCGGTGGGCTGGTTTTGGGCCGTTTGGCGGTCGTGGGTGGTGCTGATCCGCTGCGGCAGGCAGGCGGCAGGGCTGCGGGGTGCGCTGGTGCTGCTGGTAGGTGCAGGCGGCTGGCGCTGGCTGCTGTGAGGTCTGGCGCTGCTGGCTGCTGGCGGTGGGCAATGGGCAGGCGGTGCAGCTGATGGGCTGCGGGGTCATCGGTGCGGCGCTGGCGGTGCTGATCCTTCCCGGTGCAGGCGGTGGGCGTAATATCCGGGTACTGCGCCCAGCGCTCCCCGGGTACTTTCCAGCTTTTCCCCGGGGCGGCGCAACGCCCAGCGCGTGCCGGGCTGCTGATCCGGCAGGCCGGGCAGGCGGGCAGGCGGCAGGCGGCGCAAAAGAAAAAGGCCAGGGCGGCGGCGCGTGGTGCGCTGCTGCTCTGGCCTTCTGTCTGCACTGGCGGTGCGATCTGCTGCGCCGGGTGCATCCCGGTGCATATCGTGGGCGGTGGCGGTCTGCTCCCTGTTCCGGTGCCGGGCTGCTGGCGCTGGCGCTGATCCAGGCGCAACGGTTCCGGCTGCACCTGATCCGGCTGCACGGGTGCCGCTGGCGGTGCTCCATCCGGTGCGTTTTTTGCCGTTTGCCGGAGGGGTCAGATTCTCCACCTAACGGGATTGAGAAGCAGGTGTAGGGCTTTAACCTAGTAGGCTAGAGCTCTCCCCAGTAACCCCCTATAATCCCCCTTCGTCCCCGGATTCCGCCGGGGTCTGCTCAATTTCCAGCGGCTGCCCTTCCTGCTCCATTCTGGCATTGAGGGCATCAAGTATATAATTTTGCAAACTTTTTCCGCTGGCAACAGCTGCGGCGCGGATTGCTGCGCCTTTGCTCCGTTCCGGGCGAATCGTGATACTATCCCGGTTTGCGTTATATTTATAGCTTGCCTTTTTGTGTGCTTCTGAAACGGCCATTTTATCACCTCTCTTGTTTATTTTATTATATATTATAAGGCGAAAACCGTCTACGGTCATCTTGCACAATGCGCTCGGCTGAACCGTCTACGGTTTTTGTGAGTTTCTACAAATCGACCGAAAAGGGCTTGACTTCGTAACCGTCGACGGTTAGACTAAAGCCACAGCAAGCGCCACGGCAACCGCCGGACGCAAGCCAGTCACCCGACAGGGGAGAAAGGAGAACCGACACATGAGCGCAAATTTCTTCAAGCTGCCCGAATCCGACAAGCGGAAAATCTGGGCGGCGCTGCTCAAAGAGTGGGCAGCAAAAAAGGCCGCCAACCGGGCAAACGGTTGACAGCCTAGCAAGATGGGATTTGATCCACCAATCTTGCAATGATTTTACCACCGGCAGGCGGTAAAGTCAAGCGGATGCCCCGGCAGGGCTGCACCGCTCAAACAAAGCGGCCCCGCCCCACTACCCCGGCAGCCCGCCGGGAGAAACTGAAAAAGCAAAGGAGCAAAGAGCATGAAACTTTTGAACACTGCAAAGAAGATCACCACCGCCGCCGCGCTGGCGGCCGCAATGCTGGCAGGCACAGCCCCCAAAGCCGCCGCCTGCCCCTACACCGTCGGCCTCCTGGGCCGCTACATCGCCCCGGCCATTGTGCAGGGCATGACCGCCACCGATGACGGCGCGGTCGAAGTCTGGTGCAGCGACCTGAAGGACGGCGACGACTGGTTTTTTACCGTCGATGCAAAAACCGATCTGCGAATTTATGACCGGGTGCAGCTGGTAGTCGATGCCAACGGCACCCCGGACAACTACGCCGATGATCGCGTTATTGATGCACTTTACTGCCATGACTGCGACAACGTGGAAGATTGAACCGAAAGGAGCGCAGAACATGACAACAGCCGCCAGCCGTGAAGATCAGGTTTTGAACCAGCAGGAGCGCGAAAGCGACGACTGCGCCGGGTGCCCGTTCGCAGGTGTCAACACCTGCCGGAACCAGTGCCATGAAGTGACCGCCATCTATAACCCGAACTTGACCCACTGAAAGGAGTGCAGCAACATGATGACATTTGTACAGATCCGCGAACGGAACCGCAAGGAGAACGCCGCAGCCCAGCGCCTGCAGGCCGCCGGGTATCGGCTGGAAGGATGGGACCCCCGCACCGGGCAGCGGATCGCCGCCCAGATCACCGGCGAGAACACCAACGACGAACGCCGCACGTTCTACGCCTTCCCCACCTGGCAGGATGCCGCCGCCGCTCTTTTGGGCTGAACGCCCCGGACACCTTAGCAGGGCCGCACCGCAAAGCGACCCCGCCCCACTACCCCGGCAGCCGCCGGGAGATCATCCCGAACACCAACACAACAAGCAAAGGAGCGTTACACATGACTAACAACGAGATCATTTACAGCGAAGTCAACGCGAAGTATCACACCCCCGAACAGCGCCGCGCTATCCTGGCGCTGGCCTACACCCCGGAGCAGATCGCCGCCAAGGGCAAAGAGATCCACTTCCAGGACGTGCCCGAAGAGCAGCAGGGCGAAGAGCTGGAAAAGCTGCTGCTTGCTGGCCTGTTCCACACGTTCCACGAATGGAAGGAGCGCGGCAAGAGCGTCAAGACCGGCGAGAAGGCCGCGATTGATACCCGGCTTTGGAAGCTGGACACCCGCCCCCGCAAGACCCGCAGCAGCGGCAAGGAGCCGGACGCGCTGACCAAGGCAGCCGAAGAGCAGGACGACAACGGGAACTATTACAAGGCACCTGCACACCTGTTCCACATCGGCCAGGTGGAAGCAAGCCGCCCCGCACCCGCTGGACGCTTTAAGAGCCTGGACGAGATCCGCGCCTATAACAAGATGCTGGCGGATCAGCGCAAAGCCGCCAAGGCTGCCGCAGAGCAGGCCGCCAGCGCCCCGGCCCCGGTCATCACCGAAGAGCGGCACGAACTGCCGGAGCTGGTGCACGTTGACCCGCTGCCCATCAAGAAGGCCGCAAAGAAGGCCAGCAAGCCCACCGCACCGAAGAGCGCAAAGAAACCCGCCGCCACGAAGAGTGCCCCGCAGAAGAGCGCGCAGCCCGCCCCGGATGCACTCCGCACCGCACAGCAGGCAGAGCGCAAAGCAAAGGCCGCTTTCCTGGCCGTTCCCGACACCGACCGCAAGGGTCAGGCCGCCGCGCTGGATGCCTGGCGCAAGACCCGGAAGGCCGTAGAGGACGCAAAGCAGACCCCCGCCGCCGTGGCCGTGCTGGATGAAGCGCCGGTGAAACAGCTGGACTTTGAGAGCATCGCCGCCGGGCTGCTGGCATGATCCACCACCACGAAACCGGAAACTTTAGCAGGGCTGCACCGGGCAAAGCAACCCCGCCCCACTACCCCGGCAGCCGCCGGGAGGATCACCACAAAACGAAACACGAAAGGAAGTTTGAACCATGAAAAAGTTTAGCAACGTCATCGACCAGATCAACGAGGTTTTGCGCCAGCAGTGGACACTTCAGGCGCTGCGCCGCAAGGCAGAGTGCACCGACCACCCCGCAGAGGTTCAGCAGCAGATCACCGCCGCCCGCCTCCGCCTCATCTGCGCCCGCCGCGGCTACCTGCTCACCGCCTGACCCGCCCCGGATGCTCTGGCAGGGCTGCACCGGTACAAAGCAGCCCAGCCCCACCGCACCGGCAGCCCGCCGGGCACGAAAACCAGAACGAAACACGAAAAGGAGTTTTTGCAATATGAAAAGAGCATCTATCACCCCCGCCGGCCTGAACGTGAAGAAGATCACCGCCTATCTGAAAGGCCAGGCCAAGAACCGCAACGCCGTGCGGATCACCTGCCAGGGCGGCAGCGTGTACATCATCACCGGCTATGCAGCGTTCAAGCTGCCCGCCGCCCTTTACCCGGAAGTGATCCAGCCCGTGACCATGCAGGCAGCCCCCGCCGATGGTGTGACCATCGTTTCCAGCGATGACGGGTTTGTGGCCAACGATCCGCACCAGCTGACCGCCGCGCAGATGTTCCAGAAGTTCAGCAACTGCAAAGAAGAGGTCAAACGCACTTCTCTTTTGCAGGAAGTCGAGATGAAGGGCAAGATCTGGGGCACGTTCCGAATGTTCCGCGATGGATCCCGGCCCATCATGATAAATTCGGAGTATGACGCTTTTGTGGATCATCACGAATTTGTTTACCACGGCAGCAACAACCCGCTTGCGCCCATCCTGGCAACTGACACCGCAGACCCGAAACGCGCCGCCGTGGCCGTGCTCATTGCCCCGATGAAAGCGAACGACGAAATACAGCAGGTATGCAACCGCCTGTTTGCATGACCTGCACCGGATACCCCGGCAGAGCCGCACCGGATAAAGCGGCCCCGCCCCACCGCCCAGCATTCCGCCGGGCATATCACGAAACACGAAAAGAGGTTTGCACGATGACCACCCCAAACGATTCCCTGGACTTCTACCCCACGCCGGACAGCCTGGCCTTTGATATGGTTTTCTCCCTGCGGGAAGTAAAATCCGGGTTCACCACCTACCCGAAACCCATCCTTGAACC